TGCATTGCAGTAGTAACATCATCAAAGCTATAAATTTGATTTAATGATTGTGGGTATTGTAATGCTGATAATTGAGTGCTACCAAGTAAATCTTTTAGGTTTACAGTATTTCCAAAAAACGTAACATTATAAGTATGAGGTACATTATTTTTTAACTTTACTCCATCTAGTTTTAACATACCCTCTTTAAAAGGTAAGTCGTTTAATTCTAACTTTGATGGTACTTTACTTCTAGCATCAAAAGTATCATCAATATCAAAATTATAATAATGAGTAAAAATCTTGTTATTTACTTTAGAAGCAGGAACTGCGAATGTCTTAGTAAATTCTGTAAATATTTTACTAATATCTTTTACGTTTTGTAATGTCTGCGTAAAAGAAACTGATTCATCTTTGAATAAATCTACCCTTTGACCCTGTATGTAAAGTTGTAATTTTTGCATCTACCTGATGTTATTTATGTAATCGTATGCTTCTTCAAATTCCATTGTATATTCTATCAACCTATCATTTACAGATGTTTTAAAATTTACTGATGAGGTTTTAACTTTTACAGGAGTAACAATATTAACCCTACTATCTTCCCTGCTTGGTATTTCCATCCATACATATTCTGATAATAGTAATTGCTCAAAGTATTCGTTAGCAAATTCAGGGTAATACCCACTACTTAGGTTATGCGTTCTTTTTGCCTGTGTGTTAAATACTTTATTTGGTGCATTTCTATTGGAATAGGTTGCGTGATTATTTGTTGGGTATGTAATTGTGTTAGATTTAAACCCCTCGTTAGTTCTACCTATTGCAGTTGTGTTTTTTAAGAAAAACCAAAGTTCTTGTTGTGCACCATACTTATTAATGAATATGACTTTTTTTCCCTCACCATATTTAGTACAATCTATTCTTTTAATTGTTACAGTAATACCATTCCAAACAACACTTGTTGGAGTACCACTAACTATAAGTGCTGACAAAGTTCCATTTAAAGAAACATTTGGCAATATTGCAGCTTTCCCTTGTGGTGCTAATACTGTAATATTAGTTGTGCCATATGAATTAAGTTCATCTGCAATCAAAAACCTCGGTCTTAATTGATACACCAAAGGGTTAGAGTTTTCTGTAAAAGTTCCGTATGATTCAAACCCTCTATCTGTATAAGTAGTTGCAGTTCCTACTGCAGCACCTTGACCATTTAACCCTGCATAATTTGTTATAGTTGTAACTATATCTACATATTGTGCCCAAAAATTACCCTTGTATTCTATTTCTAAATAATCCCTTGCTAGTTCTGATATATCAAAATTAACAGATGTACTCGCTTCTACATTCTTTGTTAGTGTATATCTTAATGTTCCATCTACTGTAACTGTACACACAGAAGAAAGCACCCCTGACGATGGGATTTCTTTATGTTTAAATTGTGGGCTTCTTAATGCTATATCTGCCATTGTTTATTTTTTTTGTCCTAATATTATTGAATTATCTACATCTTTAACAAAACCTGCATACAATTCTTGTGATAGTTTTTCTATTCCTTTTTCAAATGGTTTAGTAAAGAATAAATTTGCTTTTAAACCTTTGTTGTAAATACTTCTAGATATAAGATAAGTCATAGTTTGATAACTCATAAACCTACCTTTTTCATCTCTCCATTGAAATCTTTTCTTTCTTAACCAACCATCTATTCCTTTTCTTAACCCACCTTTTGGTCCTGTACCACTTCCATATTGAAATTGTGATAGTGCAGCCTGTGTTTCAGGGTAGGTGCTTGTTTTACCTTTTACCCCTTTGTCAACAAACATTCCGTAGTCTTCCATTAAAAAGTCTACTAGGAATTCATCTGTATTTTCTAGTATATCATAACTTAAAGAATTGTATAAGTTACCACCACCTTTTTTATCTTTTGTTAGATTTGTCCTAGCCTGTTGTATAACGTATTTTGCATACTGTTCTAAGGCATCATTTAAATTCTTATACCCATTCATTAGCAAATGTAAATATCATTGTATATCTGAACATCCATTGTTGCAGTCCATCCTGCTAGTTGATTATCAAACCTATCATAGAAAGGTGTTAGACTTGGGCTTCCATTTAATTGATACATATCTGTATGTAACTGACCCATCCTAAGTCTTTGTATAAGCCTATTTAAGACTGCTAGTTGATTGTTTAGAATATTCTGTATATCGTTATTGCCTGTAAAAATATCTGTTGTTTCTAGCTTTGATTGGTTTACAATATCACAGGCTAAAATACTTATATTGAAATCTAGGGTTTGTTCATTTACTGTAACGTTGTTCACAATAATATGACTCAATGGAAAGATATCTTGTTTACTTAAATTAACATCAGTAATATCTCCTGTTGTAACTGTGTTTACATTTACATCTGCTAGTAGTTGTTCTTTTATGGTTTCAGTTAATTGATAGTAACCTCTTACTCCCTGATTGCTCATTTAAATTTCTTTTTAATTTGTTTTGCTTCCATTTCGTTTTTGTCTTTCATAAAAGATAGCATTGTAAAGCATTTATGCATTCCTAATTTAGTGATATCTTCAAATCGTGTAATGTCTCCGTTAGCGAGTCCAAAAATTGATTGATACCATCCCCACTTTCTTGAGAATTGAGATACTGAGTCAAGGCTTCTGTCTCCCCCTCCTCCAAATAATTCATCATAGTTTGCGACAATTCTAGACCTAAATTCCACAAAAAAAAAATTGATGATAAAACTGCATCCATAGGCATATCCAATAAATTAACAGAATTTTCTATTTGGTATTCTTCAATATTATATTTGTCTTTTAATCTTACTATAATTGGTCTGTATAAAACATTCATAGCTTTTTCCATATTATCCCAATCTCCTATGAAATTATCTAGGTCAATATACTCACCCAATAGCAAGTCGTCTAATTCAGGGTGAAAACCATACTCTACGCCGTTTAATTTAAATTTAGTCACTAAGCTAGGCTTTTGATTAAATAGTTCACTCAGCACGCTTATTATATCGTTGGTGTCTTTTAACTTTAACCTGATAACATCTTTAAGTTCTATATTACAGAAAATTTCAATCATCTTAGCATTTAGAAATCTATCTTCTGTTTCACTTTGTTGTATCTTTAAAAACCTTTTATATTGCCTTAAAGTAATTTCATTTAGTGAATTTGGTATTTTAATTTTAATTGCCATACTATTATAACGTATTTTATTTAGTTTTTTATTTGAATAAAGGTAATAAAAAAAAGGTAGCCATTTCTGACTACCTCTACAAAGCTACAAAAGTAACTACTGCACAAAGAATATCTTATATCATACTTGCTTCAAAACAAGTTCCTGAACAATACCCATCATCTGTTTCTAGTGGCTTACCACATTCTGAACATTCGTATTCTTTCTGTTCGTGTGGATTTAAACAATCATACCATTCCATATCTTATTTTTTTATTAAATTATCTACTTCGCTAATTATCCAATCTTTTTCAGTTTGGTCTAGTTGCTCAAAGTCTACTCCGTATTCATCATTTGCTATTGTGTTGTAAATATCCATATCTTAAATATTAAAAATTAATCCTGTTATCATTCTTAAAATAAAATAGCTTGGTGCTATTATTATTATTAATGTTTGTAATTTTTTCATCTGTTCTGTTTTAAAGGGAGGTTTTACCCTCCCATTGTTTTATATTTTTGTTAAATCTATTGGGTTTTTATAAACTCTATTCCCAACTGCGTGACCTGCATTCCAAAGTTCTTCTCCTGCACCTAAGGAAACTACTGTATAATATTCTTCATTCTCACTAACTATTTTTTCTGTATAAACTGATAGCCCTTTGTTATAAGTTATTGTTTTGTTTTTCCAAATAATTGCATTCATAATTGTTCTGTTTTAATAATTATTGATAAACAAATATAAAACTTTTTACCTAATTAACAAAAAAATTTAATAACTTTTTTTATTTATTTTTAATGAAGTGTATATTTACCAAAGTTTGGCTTACTAATTACAGAATAAGTAGCATATCTAATAGCATCTATAATATGATTATTTTTATCAATAGGTTTATTAATCATTTTCCCACTTCTATCTTCTTGCCATTTGTAGTTTCTAAATTCCTGTATAGCATTATGGCTATCCTTTAGAATATGTATTTTAAATCGTTTTAATAAATCTATCCCTGCGTTTACACTATCAGCACCTTTTAAACTTGGTCGTACATTCCAACCCATCCTGCGTAGTTCTTCAATCAATCTAGGCTCTGCTGAATCAAAGTATATTGTTTGTCTTTCTATTCCAACTTCTTTCCATTTCTTATGTATGTCTATTGTAGTCATTTGAGTTTGATACAGATGTTCTTTAATATAAAGGTCGTAGTCTTTTCTAAATACACTCACTAAAGTAGTTGGGTCATTAGTATATCCTGCGTCTGCACCATAGCTTATAAACTCAGCATCGTTAGGAATTTGATTTACCTCAACATACCTAAATATAGTTGATTTACTTGCCCCTTTAACACCTAGCCCATAGATTTGCCAATATTGTTCATCGGTGTATTTTAGCCTTTCAATTTCTTCCTTAATGCTATCGCTAAGGAAACTATTATCCAAATAAGTAGTAATGTTAAAATCGGCATCTTCTCTTGGTATTACCTTGTCATAAATCCAATGATACTCATCTGATGGATTAAAGTCAAGAATTATTTTTTCATCTGTTCTAAATATTAATTGTTGCCAATCTTCATAGTCTAACTCATTGGCTTCATTTATAAATAGTAAATTTCTTTTTCTACCTCTTACCTTTTGTGGTTGGTCTAAAGATATAAACTCTATCAAGTTATCATTTAGCTTGTATTCTGAATTTGATTTATTATGATTATCTTCAAAATAGCAATTATGTATTTTAAGTATATCAAAAAAATCACGCATCACAGATGCCCTAACTGCAGGGAATGTTTTCCTACATATCGTAATAGTTTTCCCTTTATTTTTTAAGGAATAGTGGAATATGATATAAAGGAGTATGTTGTATGTCTTCCCTGACCTTGTTCCACCCTGTTCTATTGATATTTTTTTATCAGTCCTTAAAAGGTGTTTAAAAACTACGTTAGTCTTTATTTTCAATTATCTCTATTTGAAAGTTTGTAGGCATACCGTCAGCACCTGTTATTTCTTGTCTTTCGATATAACCACGTTTCTTGCCTTTTGTTTTTAAATAAAATATTGTAGCAGAGGTATTACCATCTCCTATCTGTGAATGTAATTGGCTTTCAGCAAAGTCTAGTGCTAT